TGAAAGCTAATGCCAAGGCGCATAAGAGGTGGCGTCTTGCTAGTCAACACAACTTATGAAATGAGGTAAACACATCATGTTCCGTAAAATTAAAACCCGTTTGCAAATGTGTCACCACATTTGTTTTCTCTGCAAGTACCACGCTCAATGCAAATGGGAACGCAAGCAAGAGAAACAGTCTAACACTTCCCACAATTTCCACAACTTTATCAACAGCCGCTTTACAAATGTTCAATAAGCAAAATGCCTAGGGGATAACCCTAGGCATTTCTATATCCATAACTTGAGTAGGCACAAAGCGGTAAGCTAATCCGGTAAACAGTGATGGCGTTATATTCCAAACGTGCTTTCCAACCTGTTCAGTGCGCTTTACACAAGTGGATACATTAATAAGATAATGCTTTTAATACGGCTTCTTTGCACCGCAAGTCCTTGAACCTGAAACAACCACGCTCAAAATAGAAGCGCATATTCGATAAGAAAAAGTCGTTCCGTTTGAGCATGACATAGTTAATTTCGTGGTCATCCGTGGTGACAGTCAACTTCATTCCAAAGCTGTTGTCTGCTCTATCGTCACAATAGATAACACCAGCTTCTTCATATTCTCTAATGGCGTAGTCAGTCCCTTTGTACTTCAAAGTTGCCAAGTATCGGCTACGTCCATAAGGCTTTTCAATGAACGCCTTGTTATCATTCAAATAAACGCACTCGCTGGAATAAGCTACATAACTATTTCGTGCAAATGCTTTATTAAAACCGCTTTCTTTCTGCGCTGTACTTGCACTTTCCACGAAACCCTGTTCCAGCACGAAACCGTTTCCTCTAAGAAACTTGGTATCGTCTCGCAGTCTTTCGCTTACTCCCATCTCCACATAGTACGGATTAATGATAGACACAGGGTTAGCGCACATATAAACAGGCACATACCGTATCTGTTCTCCCTGACCTCTTGCTACGCTGGTATGCACCGACAGGAACTTACGAATTTCATCGTTACAATAGTGGTTTGTTTCGCTCTGAAATTCATCGAACATCATACGGGAAACGTCACTAAACAGGTGACTATACTTTTTCAACTGGTCAGCACTATTCAAGCTAACAGCATACCCACAAGAAATATCGTCAATGAACAGTTCATGGAAGATACCACTTGCACGGCGTTTACTTGTCATAGTCGTACCAGCGAAGAACAAACTACCTATGTCCTTATAGAACTTCTCCGCACAATCGTCCAACTCATAGTTATATCTATAAATAAGGCAGAACTTTTCCTTTTTATCGAAGAATCTATTTACACACAGCCTACCAAAATAGGTAGTCTTACCACCTGTTCTATTGGTAGTACACATATAAATTTCAGGTTTATTACCATTCAAGTCCAGCATGGACAGTAACTTAGTACCGTCATAATACTTACCCATAAAGTTACCTCCAATTCTTCCTATTTAATTTTACCACACTATTGACTTTATGTCAAGAGTGTGATACAATAATAGGGGAAAAATGATAGGAGGTAACGGCATGGACTATCAGGCACTTCTAACAGCCATTTCAACCGTTGGCTTTCCGATTGTCTGTTGCGGTGTATGTTTCTGGTACATCTACAAAACAGGCACACAGCACAAGGAAGAAATGGGCAAAATGTCAGAAGCTATCAACAACAACACGCTTGTCATGCAAAAGCTGATTGACAAACTAGGAGGGGAGTAACATGGGCTACACCAACAGTTCTCTTGTTACCTACACAAACCTGACCACCAACAAAACCACAAATAGAACACACGCTATTGACACCATCACCATTCATTGCTACGTTGCACAGGTTACAGCGAAACAGGCCTGTGACTATTTTGCAACCACGAAGAACCAGTGTAGTGCAAACTACGTTGTTGGCAAGGACGGCTCTATCGGTCTTTCCGTCGAGGAAAAAGACCGTAGTTGGTGCAGTTCCAGCGCAAGCAACGACCATAGGGCAATCACCATCGAAGTGGCAAGCGACACAACCGCCCCTTATGCGGTAACAGATGCGGCTTTCTCCGCTCTCATTTCTCTTGTCGCTGACGTATGCAAGCGTAACAACATCAAGAAACTTCTCTGGTGCGCAGACAAGTCTCTTGTTGGTGACGTTGCAAAGCAGAACATGACGGTACACCGCTGGTTTGCAAACAAGGAATGTCCCGGAGAATATCTGTACACCCGCATGGGTGACATTGCTGACAAGGTAAACGCAAAACTTGATAGCACTACGACTTCCAGCACGTTGTACCGTGTTCAGGTTGGCGCTTTCTCTAAGAAAGACAACGCAACCAAACTCGCAACGGAACTTAAATCAAAGGGCTATGAAGCAATCGTGGTTGAGAGATAACTATGGGCTGGAACGCTAAGCCAAAAGGTGCATACAGTTATACAAGCGACGAGGGAGGAGAAAACCTCTTGTTGATGGCTTCATTTTTCTCCAGTAGAGGATATACAGAAGAAGCACAAGCCGGTATTGTTGGCAACTCAATAGCAGAAAGTGGGTTAAACCCATGGCGCTGGCAGAATGACAGTTACCGCACAAACATGGGCTACGGTCTTTTCCAGTATACACCTGCTACCGGGTATCTGAATGGCGCAAAAGGTAATGACTATTATGCACCAAACCTTAGTACGACAAAACAGACAGACGGGGCAGAACCTACGGACGCTATTTGTCAAATGGATGCTTTCGACACGAACCTATTAGGCAAGTGGGTAAGCAGTTGTTGGCGTAGCTATTGGGACAAGACAAAGTACGCCACATTATATTCTGAACGTTCACGCATTTTGGAGACATACGGTTCAAACAGTAAGTTGTCTCTTAGTCAGTTCAGAACTATTAACAACGTATGGGACGCAACGTTTGCTTTCCTTGCCTGTTTTGAAGGCCCAAGTGTTCCCAACATAGATGCACGATATTCAAACGCAAGTAACGCATACCAGATTATCACAGGGACAGAACCACCAGACCCAACACCAACGCCGACACCTACACCATCTCCCACACCTGACTATAAAAGCGGACTTCCGTTTTGGATGTTGCTCCGCAGATTTTGAAAGGAGGTAACAGCATGGCAGTCAAAACCAAAGACGAACTTTTGGAAGCTATCAGAACCAGAATTGGTGATGACCAGTCTGACGAAGCTATTGCTCTCATTGAGGACTTTTCCGACACCTACGATGACCTTGACAAAAAGGCTAAGGGTGACGGCGAGGACTGGAAAACCAAGTACGAGGAAAACGACAAATCGTGGCGGCAAAAGTACCGTGACAGATTTTTCAACACCGGGAACAAAGAGAAAGACGAAGAGGAAACCAAAGAAGAGGACGAGGAAAAGAAAACTATGTCCTACGATGAACTGTTTAAGGAGGGATAAAACATGGCGAAACGTGTAGCAATTACCAATCTTAACGCTCGGACTATCGACATTCTGAACACTATCCGGGCAAATGCGTCCTATGAGTACCAGAGTTTAGTACCTGAAGTCACCAAGGAAACCGACATTCCCAAGGTCGGCGAAGTGCTGTATGGCTATCCTGCGATTGCCAACCAGTTTATTAACGCTCTGGTAAATCGTATTGCCCTTGTGCGGGTGAAGTCTGCGACGTTCAACAACGCCTACGCAGAACTGAAAAAGGGCTATCTTGAGTTTGGCGAGACTGTCGAAGAAGTGTTCGTCAGCATTGCTAAGGCTCGTGAGTTTTCCCCTGAAAAGGGTGAAGCCCGTGAACTGAAACGCAGTCTGCCGGATGTTCGGTCTGCGTTCCACACCATGAATTGGCGTGTACAGTACCCTGTCACCATTCAGGACGAGGACTTGCGTATGGCTTTCCTGTCCGTCAATGGTGTGCAAGACCTGATTGCCAAGATTGTGGACGCAGTTTACACCGCCGCAGAGTACGACGAATATCTTCTGTTCAAGTATCTCATTATCAAGGCTGTTTCTCATGGCAAAATGTACCCGGTATCTGTTGACGTTTCCGACATTAAAAACGCCGCTGTTGCGTTCCGTGGAATGTCCAACCAGATTACCTTCATGTCTAACAAGTACAACGCCGCCGGGGTGACTACCACAACGGCAAAGGCCGACCAGTACATTTTCATGGACAGTACGTTCAATGCGAACTATGACGTAAACGTGCTGGCTGGTGCGTTCAACATGGACAAGGCGGATTTTATCGGCAAACTGAAACTCATTGACGATTTTACCACGTTCGACAATGAGCGGTTCAGTGAAATCACCGCAAACAGCGACATGATTGAAGCTGTAACTGACGATGAATTGGCACTGATGAAGGGTGTGAAATCCGTCCTGCTGGACAAGGAATGGTTTCAGATTTACGACAACGCTAACAAGTTCACCGAGAAATACGTTGCCAGCGGTATGTACTGGAACTATTTCTACAATGTGTGGAAAACCGTGTCCAGTTCTCCCTTCTCTAACGCTATCGTATTTGTTGATAGCACAGCGTCCACCGCTCTGCCCAACAGCTTCACCGCCGAGATTACGGCGATTGAGCATAACGACAGTTCCATCATTTACACTCTGCTGACTGACAGTGATAATCCGACCTTGGCGAACAGTAATGTCACGTTCTTACAGTCTAAGGAACTGACCGAAGCTGGCGTGGCTGTTCATCCCTATGGTGCTTTCATCGTGCCGGGGGCGGGCGTTTCCAGCTTTACGCCTGTTGCTAGTGTGGATGGTACTACCTATACGGGTACTGCTGTCACCGTCGCTAGTGCGGTTGTTGGTGACACTATCACTCTTACCAAGACCTAAGTTCTTAGGGAGAGGGTGAAATATCCCTCTCCCAAAAGAATGATGAAAGGAGGGTAAACAATGTATATTGAGCCTAGTACAACTGTAAAGCTATTGAAGAACTGCCCGTTGGACACAACGTATGAGCACACTATTTACTTTGATAGCGCCACAGCACAGGCCAATTACTTTGCCGGACTTGCTAAGTATACGTTGAGCAAACAGACGTACCAGCGTGTAAACAAGGGCGTTATGCGTGTGGCGTACAAAGCGGATGATATTTATGACTGCAATTATCTAATGTTCCAGAACGAGAATTTTGGTAGCAAGTGGTTTTATGCGTTCATTAAATCCGTGGAGTATGTGAACAACGTCACCAGCGAGATTGAATATGAAATCGACGTTATGCAAACGTGGTTTTTCGATTATACGTTGGGGCAGTGTTTCGTGGTTAGAGAACATTCTTCGACGGATGTTATTGGTGAAAACCTTGTACCTGAACAATTGGAGCAGGGTGATTACAT